CCGGTGAGTTCAACATTATCAAAATTGACCCACAGATTGTATGGGATAGATGTAGGACCACTACCAGCAACGAGGGGGGAATAAGCGTAGAGGAAAGATTCTCCTGCACTCGCAAATACGGTGGTGGTAGAAAGTTGATAATGAGTTTTGCCTGAGCTGTAGGGAATGATCAATTGAACGCTGGTTTGCGTCGCAAGGTCAATTTCAACATGGGGCAATTGAGTGATATGCATTAGATTTGCAGCATGAGCACGGAAAAATGCTTGGAAAGGTGCTTGAGTAACGGGCGCTCCACCAGAAGGGCAGAATGCCAATATGTATCTCCCCTGCTGAAATCTAACGGCATTGACAGTGAGAGTCAAGACAATATCGGCCCTCATCAGCTGCACTCCCAAAATTTTATTATAAATAGCGGGATTAAGTGAATTTGCAATTATATCACTAGGCAGATAAAGAGTCTGAAAAATGCCGGCATCGGAAGTAAGAAAATTTCCCGTCCTTGCACGAACAGGCTTCTTCAGAAAGTCGATAATGTCTTGAGATCCATCCTGGGAGACGGACTTGTAAAGTGGTGCAAGCATGGAAGTTACCATATTGCGAGTAGAACGAAGGACGCTACCATCACTGACAAAAGTGGTAGTGCCTTGTTGTCCCATGGTTGATGAGACTGCCTGATTCGAGCCAGACGACTCCGATACATTAGGTGTACCGTCCACAGAGTTATTTTCAGTAAGCTAATTATTTAGCATTGGGGATAGCTCAATCAACAATGCGTAGTTGGGTGCCCTGGATATCGGTGGGACTGCCACCATCCCATCCTGGGCGGTAAGTTTAAATAAACAAGGAATATTATGCGCGGATAAAGTATATTGAGAACCAACAATTTTTCCTATAATTTAAACAAGCAAGACCATAATACATGCACCTGAACGTATCCAACTACGGTGCTAGTTGGAATAATACAAAAAGTCACGTTATATACAATTTGGGAAAGTCTAATCTTGGGTTCCAAACCAAGAGTTCTTAAGGTCCACAAGGTCGACGAAGCCGAGGGACCTGCATTCAAATTAAAGATATCCAACCATTTTGCAAACCATGTCACGATAAGTGACATAGTCGCAAGTGACCGGATGCCAATTGGTGCCCATATCTTCATGGAATCTCAAAAGCTTTTTCACATTATGAATGAAGCAGTCCTCTCCATGTAAGGTGAGTTCTCTGACAGCAAACTCAGCATTTGAACAAAGAATGTTGGTTCGATCTTTTTGTTTCGTCCAACAAGTAGTCTCAAGAATAACTTGAAGATCAAGAGGCATGACATACTTGTTCTCAAGTTTGTCGTGTTCTGAAAATGATCGTTTCAGGAATGTAACATCCCAAAAATTCCTCAATCCAGAAGTATGATCAGTTTTCTTGTCATTTGTGTATGTGAGTCCCATTTCTTTCATGTAAACCGCAATCTTGGACTCAGTAAACGCTGACTCAAGCTGCTCGGTGACGGCGAAAAGGTTGTCATCGCCGAGTACAATAACGTACACATGGTCTCTGAAAGAAGGTAGGACAGAGAGATCATTGTCATGTAAGCGAACCCAACAATAACGGAAAGCAAGTAGGTTGTAAAGACAATTTATAACGCTGGTTAGTGGATGCCCACTGGGAAGACTGGTTCGCCACTCAGTTATATTGTCTCTCCACATGTGGACAGAGTTTGACACCGTTCTCCAAAGAGTGCGACGCACAACCCTATCCTCT